GCTCTACATTGTGTTACAGTCCGGCTGGCTTGTCTGGAAATGGTTCCATGCCATAAAAGATAAGAAGAATGAAGCACAATCTTCCGATAGTTAAAGTAGTTTGGGAAGATGCCTGCCACGACACTCTTGGGTGGGGTGATAGCCCAGAGAAAGCCAGGGAGTTTCAAGTCCCGCTTGTTGTCTCTATAGGCTTTTTATTAGCAGAGACCAAGCAGGGCGTGAAAATTTGTCAGTCATTGACTGACGACGCAATTGCTCAGTCTTTGGTGATTCCGCGAAAGATGATCCAGAGCATAGAGCGCGGAGCTTGGCGTGAGAAAAAAGTCAGAAGATGAGGATTTCATCGCAGTCTGGAAAGAACTAGGAAGCCCAACGAAGATTTCAGATCGCATAGGTCTTACGCTTCGCAATGTGTACGAGCGACGAAGGGCGATCGAGAAGAAATACAACATCCTTCTACCCACAAAAGACGCTCGTTTTACCTTGCCAGAGAATCGTAGGCGAGCAACGCTAGAGGCCGAAGGTTATGTGATCGTATTCTCTGACGCTCACTTCATGCCTGGTGAGCCATCAGCGGGGTTTAACGCTCTCTTAAAACTCATCAAGACTCTAAAGCCCAGAGCGATTATCGCAAACGGAGATATTCTTGACGGGGGAACTATCTCCAAGTACGGCCCTATGGATTGGGAGCCAGTCACAAGCCTACGGGATGAACTCGAAGCGGTTCAGTGGCATATGGATCAGATCGTCAAGGCTTGTAAGGGTTTAGGAACTTTCTTACATAGAACCACAGGCAACCATGACATACGATTTGACAAAAGATTAGCCGGATCTGTTCCTGAGTTCAAAGGCATTCAAGGTACGACGCTTAAAGATCATTTACCGGAGTGGTCTGTAAGTTGGTCAGTCATGGTCAATGACATTTGCATGATTAAGCATAGACTTCAACATTCAGGTATCCACTCAGGCTACAACAACACCCTAAAAGCAGGCATCTCTACGGTCTCAGGGCATACCCATCTCTTAGAGGTAAAAGGTTGGGGAGACTATCGAGGGCGTCGATACGGTATTTCTACAGGGATGTTGGCCGATCCTGACGGCAATCAGTTCAATTACATTGAGGACAATCCTGTTCCCTGGTGCTCAGGCTTTGCTGTCTTATGTTTCAGAGATGGTCTACTCTTACCTCCAGAACTCGTTGAGGTTATCGAGGGAACAGCGTATTTCCGAGGAGCAGCAGTTGGCTAACTTTGAACAAGCGTTTGACAAGATGATGGAGGACGAAGGAGGTTACGTCCTTCATGAAGTACAGGGAGATCGAGGCGGTCAGACCTACGCGGGTATTGCTCGCAAGATGCACCCCAAATGGGAAGGATGGAATCACATCGACTACCAGGAAACACCTCCAACACAGTTAGTCCGAGACTTCTATAAAGAGAACTTCTGGAACAAGATCAAAGGCGATGACTTAACGCATGACGTTATAGCCTCGTCTCTCTTTAACTTTGCTGTCAATGCTGGCGTTCCCGTATCCATCAAACTTGCCCAGATATGCGTTAAAACGGCCCCAGACGGCGTTATCGGCCCCAAGACCATATCAGCACTCAACCAAGCCAATCCAGAGCTATTCGTGGCTTATTACGCGCTAGCAAAGATTGCTAGGTATCGTGACATTGTTTTGCGTGATCGCAGCCAACTTAAGTTTCTTCTTGGTTGGGTTTCTAGGACGCTCAAGCTATGAACCTGCTCGGAATCTCTTCCATCGTTGATTCGGTCGGTAAGGTTATCGGAGACCTGCATACATCCGACAAAGAACGCATGGAGCTTGAGCTTGAGGCCAAGCGTATCGACCAAGCGATAGACCTCGGTCAAATGGAAGTCAATAAAGTCGAGGCTGCTAACCAGAATATGTTTGTTTCCGGTTGGCGACCTGCTATCGGTTGGGTTGGTGCTGGCGCGATGTTCTATCAGTTCCTTGCTTACCCGTTACTGGTCTGGGCGTGGACTTGGATGCAAGCAGAACAGATTGTCCCGCAGGAAGTAAAGCCACCTCCCATGCTGGACACAGATGCTCTATGGGTTATTTTGAGCGGTATGTTGGGGATCGCTGGGATGAGGAGTTTTGAGAAGAGCCGCGGTGTTGCGCGGTAACTTCATCTCGCACCATTTGCCCTATCTTGTCACCGTGTATCTTTTCGATCTTCTCGATGATCGGAAGTCGTTTGCTTTTAGCTAACTTTAAGATCATCTTTGCCCAGTCCTGAACGACAAACGGCAACGCTTGGTTATACGCTGCCGTTATCTCCTCCACGTCTGACGACTTAACTTGCTTGATAAGGTTGATCCACGATGCCACGGATCGACCACTCCCGAAAAGCCTTATGTTTTGCCATTGTGTCTGGGCACTCGGTTGATGGTGGAATCCACCCTCGTTCCCTCCAGATTTCCTCGACGGGTCTGAACTTTTCTGTCCTCGTCTGATTCTCGATTAACTCTTTCCAGTTGCTCATAATAAGCCTTTCGGGAACGGATAGACCGCATCCTCGTGAGGAGTTCCTGGCCGTGGTGCATTGAAGAACCTCCGTTTTTCCAACTCTGTAGGCTTCCAGAATGCTTCAGGAGCCTCAGACTTGATGATGTGAATGATCCTCTCAAGTACAGGAGAGTCATCCGAAATGTTTGCAGGACGCTTTGCAAACGCTTTTTTCAACATAGTTTGGTGGTGTACGCTTAACATATCAAAATGGAACCGAATCGTCGTCATCGACTTTGGTTGATCTTACTTCCCCGTCTTTCTGCTGGAACTTTAAGCCCAGATACTTCCCGTCGGAACCCTCGTTAACCCATCCTGAGATCCAAAACTCGACCCCGTTTATCATTGCTGAACCTCGGTAGTCTGGGTGCACATCTTTTTCTTTCTTCTTGTTCTTGCTGATTGATCCTGTTAGTTCTTTTGGCATAACGACAACTCCATTTGATTAACTTCATTGAGAAAGGAAACCAGATCAGCCTCGATCTTGGTTAGCTCTTCCGGTTTTGGCTCGTAACGTACGACAAATAGTTGAAGATGTTCAGGAAGTCTTGGGTCAAACGAAACAAAGTCGCACCAAGTTCTACCTGTCACGAGCATTTGAGTAAGCATTTGTGGCTTGTATTTTGTGGGAACCTCCTTTGCTAGTAAGTAATCGACATGGGTGTTTGAGTTAGGGCACTTGATCTCGATCAGCCCCGACCCTGCAAAGCCATCAGGACTCGCCCCAAGCCACTTTATCGACTTGTGAACATGAAACCCTGTCTGCTCGACAAAATGGCCTGTGTGGATTTCGTATGCTGCTCTGGCAACAGGTTCTTGTTCTGTACCCCATTGCATAGCTGCATTCGTGAATGAATCGCTTTGCAGTCCCGTCAAACGCTCTGTGACGAGTTGAATCTGGTAGTTCCTACGTGTAGCCGTACCAGGTTTCGCAAGCGCGTCTGAAGCTCTGCTAGCGGTTAGGTGGCCTAGTCTTGCCTTGTGCCAATCATCAGTTCTTTGTTCCATGTTGCACCTTTAATATCCCTCGTTCAATCATTGCTTGCATTGTGTTTATGTATGCCTGGTTCCAGAAGTCTCGACGTTCCTCACGAGACATTTCTTTCCCTTGATCTAAGTATGCGTGGCATTTGAAACACAAAGATGCTACTAAAGCATCAGAGACTTTGATGCCCATGCCTTTGCCTTGATTTCTATGGGCTGCGACTACAGTCCCATCCTCACAAAAACATGCACCGCAAGGCATATTTCTACAAGCCTCAAGCAACTTTTTGTTGGTGTACATTGATCTTCCTCAAGTCAAGTTCAGCGTCCTTCATCTCGTCTGTCCAGACTAAGCCCTTCTCGATTGCGTACTGGAGTAACTGCTCTACTAAGTCCGAGAACTCAGACACGGTAAGCGAAGCAGTCGAAGGCTCGATCTCTTTGACTTGTCCTCCAGGAAGTTCAACAACACGAGACGGAAGAAACCTCGTTTTAGCCCACTCATGCCAGATGTCTTGTGTGTATTGCTGGCCCATTAACTGTTCAGCACAAGCTGTCAGGATCGACCAATAAAACCGATTCTGAGCCGCTGTGCGGGGAGGTTTGGAGATAGTTACCATGTAGCCTAGTTCAGTGGCTTCTATGGCCTCTATGACCCTCCTGCGGTCAGTTTCAGTTGTCAGTATTGATCTCATTTCGTAAGTACCAGTTGTAGTTAGCTCGGAAGGCTCGTCTCTCGAAGTCAGTGAACTTATCGTGACGCTCTGAGTACATGGCATTGACCATGCGTCTCTTGAACTCTTTGCTGTCAACGTCAAGCCACATCAGATAATTGTCGAGCCCAGACTCGTGGAGGTCTCCGAATAGGAACCTAAGTGCGGTAATCGTGTCGTCTGTCGGCCTAGTTTTATAGGGTGCTTTGCAGGCATCATCGACTGCTAGTTGGATGACAGACCAGAGCAGTTTCTTGCAACGCTCTGTCTGAATCGAGTCCAGCAGTCCTTCTTCAAATGTGTTCAGGTTCATTTTCTTTTGTAGTAGTAAGCCCAGGCTTGCCTGTAGAGTTTTTCTTTCGTTACCAACTTACGAGCCTCCAGAGCGCGGATCATCTTTAGGGCGTTTTGTGATGTGCAGCCGAATTTGTTTGCAAGATCGTTTAGAGACATCCAGTCGTTGAGCGCGGTTAGATAAGCCGTTTGTGTTGGCGTTAGCGGTTTAGACTTGTTAAGCATTAACCGGCCAAACTTCTCCACCGACTTCAGGAACTCATCTCGGTGTGAGATGAGAACCCCTGATTGCTTGGCAATAGAGAGAATCTGACTCATTTAATCTCCGTCAGTTCTTTCTTGCGCTGTTCCTTGGCTGCGTCTATTTGCTTGATGGACTCAGGATCGTTCTTAAAGACCTTGTACGCACTCGTGAATGCTGCCTTCAAGTCGTCAACTGTTTTGGCCTCTGAGAGCGTTTTTATGTGGTCGTCTACGGAAGGCTTATCTTCATCTGGCAGATCCTCTCCAGCGTAGATATAAAGCCCGATACCGTGTAGCGAGATAGCTTTAGCTAGGCAACGCTGCATAGCAGTGTTGACTTGGAAAGCATCTGGCCCAGAGATCGCTTTGTTACGGTGATCCATGACGGGTAGTTGTGCAGTGCGAGATACACCAAATGCTTTGACTTCACAAAACACCATCACGGTGTCGCCCCACATCTGATGTGGTTTGTACTCCCATGTAGCGGTAGGATCGTGTTGTAACAATGTATCCACGGCCCAAGCCCACGAGAGGTAAGAGAGTCCGTTTTTCTTCTCGACCTTCTCGGTTACGTTGATCTTTCTAAGTTCGTTGAATTTCATGTTTGGCTCCTTTACTTTATGAACAGGTAGAGCAGTGTTCCGTAGCAAATCCCCAATAGCGCGCATAGTGCCCAATCACTCCTCGTTATCTTGTACTTCGTCAAGTTCGTACTCCTGTTGTTCCAACTGTTGTTGGTAGTCATTCTGTTCCCTCTCTCTGTCGTATTCGTAAAGTTTTCTGTCTAACCAAGCATCGTAGTCAACGCTCATACAGCCTCCAGGTATTTGTTAAGTTCGTCTCTAAGTTGCGTTACTTGTTCTTTGTTGAGATGTATAGCTGCGTGTGCTTTCATATGCCAGATAGAAATCCAAATGTCTTGCTCGTAGTCACTGATACATAACTTCTCGTAATCTGCTGTTTTGATCTGTACGTCCATGCTTGCTCCTTGTTTCGATGGAGTAATCTTAGGCTTATCAACCCCATAAGACTGTCATCGTGACGACAATCTCTGCCGCTGATACCAAAAAGAAACGCCGTTCGTCGGTAAGTCCTACTCAAAGGTCTTTAGCTGCGCTTCGTGAGCGTGGTTACTTATGTCAGATCGTCGAGCACTGGAACCCTTGGGCCAGGATCAGGCAGGACTTATTTGGGATAGGTGACATCCTCTGTCTCAAAGACGAGGAGACGCTTTTAGTTCAGACGACCTCAAGAGGTAACGTCTCGGCCAGGGTGAAGAAGATTGCAGAATGCGAACACCTTCCGGCTATCTTGCGAGCAGGATGGAAGATCGAGGTGCATGGATGGGGTAAGTTAAAAGAAGGCTGGACTTGCAAGGTTGTGGAGATCTGATATAGTTGGTTTGTCTGTGTGGTAGCAGATTGAGCCGTTAGGAATGTGCCCTGTCCCTTTTCTCCTGAAGGGAACTACCACCAGGGTACATCCTTAACGGCTTTTTCTTTTTCTACCAGACCGTACTCCGAGCGTTATTAAGAACCTGCATGGGTTGCGCGGAAGTAAACACCGGCTGGCGATACACCCCGTTTCATGCCGATCCAGACTGTCAGTGAGGTACTGGACAAAGCCTCTTGTACATGGGTGGGACAAGCAAGAGGTGGAGAGAATCGCTGGCTTCGGCTACGCTAGGCAAGGAACATCCAGAAGTGACCCTTGCGGGGCGGAGGTGGCTGCCACCCTTGGGGAAGTTATGTCTAAAGGAAAGAAAAGTAGAAGATTGTCAACAAGACGACAGTCAACAATAAAAATAAGGTTTACATTGAGATTTCCTAACAACAGGAGAAAACAATGTTCGAGGAGTTCTGGAGCAAATACCCAAGAAAGGTCGCTAAACGTGCTGCACAAAAAGCATGGGCCAAACTATCACCACAAGAGCAAAAGTCTGCTGTAGAGGCTTTGGTGACGCATAACAAGTATTACCAGGTGAAGGGTACGGGACAGGAGTTCATCCCGCATCCTGCGACCTGGTTGAACCAGGGAAGATGGGAAGATGAGTTAGAGATCGCACCTGCACAAGAAAAGGTTGTTGTGTGGTGGGCTACAGAAAAAGGTACTGCTGAGATGGCAGCGAAAGTAAATTGTCCTGCTAGACCAGGAGAGGACTGGAACTCTTGGAAGGCAAGGATCTCTGAAAAGTTGAGGGCAGCATGAACAGAGAAGACATCATCCGCATGGCGCGGGAGGTAGGTATTGAGTTTGATCCGCGATGGGGGACTTGCTACACGGGAAATGTTCAGCTTGAACGCTTCGCTGCCCTTGTTGCCGCTGCCGAGCGTGAGGCGTGTGCGAAGGTGTGTGATGAGCGGGAAGAAATTTTTCAAAAGTATTACATCAGAGGTCTTCCAGGGCAATGCGCGTCCGCCATACGAGCAAGGGGACAGTTATGACAGACAAAGAGAAAGCCTACGCACTGCTAAGAAAGCTAGCAGACGAAACAACGTATGTGATGGTGCATCCCAACGAGTTAAGAATTCTTCTTGACGATCTTGATCATATGAGGCTTAGGGTAAGGATCGCTAGGGAAGAACTTAGCGATGCTTGGCAGCTTTATAGAGGGGATATGGCATGAAACATGTAGCGCATGTGTGCTCATTTGAAAAGAACGGCAGGCCAATGATTGCCTGGGATAACGCTAAAGATATAAAGCTAGGCGACAAACTTTACGTTGCTCCAAAGCAATGGGTTGGGCTGACTGATAAAGAAGTGTTGGAAGCAATTGATGACGTTCTTGAAGGTGGTGGTTGGTTAGATGTTGCAAGAGCACTTGAGGCAGCAATTAAAAGGAAAAACACATGAGCGAAAACAAGAATGCAAAGACACCAGCAGACGGGCCTGTAGCTTGGGGTTGTCAGTGTGGCAGAGCGTATACGGTTACATGTATTTCAAGCAAACCACCAAAGCGTGAATGGGTTGGGCTGACGGATGAGGACATGGAAGCACTTTTCTTGAATGAGGACGGTGTGAGGTTTGCCCGATACATCGAAGCCAAGCTAAAGGAGAAGAACGGCGGTGAATATCGTAACGGGGCTACGACTGAAAGAACCAAGCTAAAGGAGAAGAACGCATGAGTGGCGATCACAACATGCACCAGAAAGAAAGAGACCCTAAAGGCTTAGATCAACACGCCCCTGGTGCAAAACTAGACGCAGAAAAACAAAGGCCATCACTAGTGTTTGAAGATATGTTTAGGGCTTTGAACGCAGTGATAGCCGTCGGTGAATACGGGGCTAGGAAGTATTCTTATGGTGGCTGGCTGTCTGTAGAGCGGGGTGAACAACGTTACACCAACGCTATGTATAGGCACATACTTGCAGAAAACGAAGATGGTTACGACAAAGATACACAATTGCTACACGCTGCACACGTTGCATGGAACGCAATGGCGAGGCTTGAATTGATGCTTCGCAGCGGAGAGTGGTCGCTAAGATACGGGGATGACAATGACTGACGAGCAAAAGAAGATTCTTACTTACCTGAAAAAGCGTAAGACACCTGCTGACCTAAAGTCAGTGAGGCTACAAACAAAGATCGACAAGCAGACGACTGTGAACTGCCTAAACGCTCTGCTTAAGAAAGGCTGCATCAAAACTTCGTTTAGGATAGATCCGTTTACCAAGGAACGTGTTTGGGAGTGGGTAAAGGACGAATACGAGGTCAAGAAGGTATCCAGGCCGAAGAAGAAGTTCAAGCCTGTTCTATCCAAGCCTAAGCAAAAAGAGGAAGGCGTAGACATCAGTTTCTTTAATAATCCGTTCAATTTGAGGGTCGCATGAATCTAAACGAAGCAGCAGCCATGAGTGCCGCACAAGACATCATCGAGCAGGCACAGTCAACAAGCGCTCTTGAACAACGAGCACTAGCAATCGTCAATCTGTCTGTAGAGCTACACAGGAAAGCCATAGACCTGAGACTGCAAGCAGAAGAGATTCTCAAAGAAATAAGGTATGGGTTAAAATGAAAGCTGACTCCTTCCCCTCCTTTGCCCGACGCGACGTTGGGCGTTTTTTTGTATGAATGCGGCGGTCTACACGGCGATCTTTGGTAACTATGACCCGTTGCACTACGCGGTCAGGCAAAGCGTTCCTACGGCCTTCTACGCGATCCTAGACAGCGCTAAGAAGCCTCAAGGATGGCAGCAAGTCATCACAAGCAGACGCTTCTCAGATCCGCGTATGGATGCCAAGTGGTTCAAGGTATTCCCAGACAAGCTAGAGTTCGCTGAAGACTACGTGATCTGGATAGACGGGTCGATAAGGATCACGAGTCCTGAGTTTGTGGCCTACATGATCGATCAGGCCGGAGATACGATGGCAGCATTCCAACACCCTTGGCGGACTTGTATTTACCAAGAGGCCGGAGAGTGTTGGGATATGGTTAAGTATCAAGACCAACCTATCTTGGCTCAGGTCGAGCACTATCGGGATCAAGGGTGGCCGCAGGATGCAGGTCTTATTGCTGGCGGGGTGTTATGTTGGAAGCGGAGTTACATCAATCCCCAGGCTAATCAAGACTGGTGGGTCGAGATGATGAAATGGACGCTACAGGATCAACTGTCGTTTCCGATCATCGCGGACAGAAACGGGTTAGAGGTCAATGTTTGTACAGAAAACCTCATGGATAACAAATACTTTCAGGTGGTAGCCCACCATAGGATGGCGGAGTATGAAAAAAGTTCCGATACTCATTTGTACGGTAGGGAGTCCAAGTCTTGAAATCACGCTGTCGAGCATCCGTCTATACGCCAAAGAAGCGCCTATTTATTTGTCGAGCAGAACCGAGACAATGGACGAACGAGTTTACAAGTGGGTACTCAACTCGTCGGGTAACTTTGGTGATGCCTACAACCGGATCATGGACGACGCATTCCAATACCACGATGCAGTCATCATTGCCAACGACGACATCTGCCTGACCCCAGACTCCTATAGACTCATTCTTGAGGATGCCGAGCATCTACAGAAGGCTGGACATAAAGTCGGGGTTTTAGGTGCGAGGTCTGACTACATCTTAGAGGCCCAGAACATCCGGTTCGAGGGCGGTGCAAGACACGGGATGAAGTGGGCAGAAGAAGAGACGATCAAAGAAACGAGCGTCATTGCGCCGATCTTTGCTTACATCACGAAGGAAGCCTTTCAGGCGGTTAGGTTTCCTCCGATCAATTGGTTTTCAGATAACGTGTTTTGTCATACACTTACGGTATGTGACTTTAAGCATTTTGTTTCAAGGAGTTACGTCCATCACGCAGGAAGTCAAAGCGTTGGAAAGGATGACTCCAAGAACATCAAGGAGGCAGCAGCATGGCTGTGGAAAAACGAACCAGGGATAGCAAGGCATTACCGTCTCCCTACAAGCTAAAAGTGCCTCCTGTACCTATCAGGTATGACAGGAAAGTAGGCATTCCTTTGCAACCCAAGGAAAAGAAATGAAAGGCTTGCTTTCCCCGAAGGTAATGATTGTCCTTAAGAATGGCGAGGACGAAGAGTCATCAGATTGTCCGATTGCTACGCAAGACATTGAGGTTAACCTCAACAACCGTCAGAAAGCGATAGACAAGGCTCAGTATGGGCCTATGAACCCTAACGAGCCTAATAGTCAGTATTGGCGTGATATGGGTGCTAAGTGGCGTGTTTCTGGTGAGCAAGCAAAGAAGTCTCGTTGTGGTAACTGCGCTGCGTTTAACCAAAAACAGTCCATGCTTGACTGTATTGAACAAGGTTTAGGCGAGGAAGATGATTGGTCGGCGGTCGATGCTGGCGATCTTGGTTTCTGCGAGATATTTGATTTTAAATGCGCTGCGCTGAGAACTTGTGCAGCGTGGGTTACTGGTGGCCCTATCACAGACGAGGAAAACGATGAAGAAGGCGATATGGGAGAAGGCGAGGCCGAAGAAACTGGGGAAGAGTGAACCTCTTTCCAAGTCTGAGAAGAAGTCCGCTAAGACTATGGCCGCATCTGCTGGCAGACCCTACCCTAATCTTGTGGATAACATGAGAGCAGCGAGGAAGAAATGAAAAAAACCAAGGCTGAAAAGAAGATCAGTAAGGTTATGACCGAATTCGGCAAGGGACAACTCCATTCAGGTAAGGGTGGGCCAGTTGTCAAGAGTCAGAAACAGGCGGTAGCGATTGCCCTATCTCAAGCTGGCAAAGCTAAAAAGAAATGACTGCCGCTTGGACTAGGAAAGAAGGTAAGAACGCTAAGGGTGGCCTGAACGAGAAGGGTCGGAAATCTTACGAGGCTGCAAACCCTGGTTCTAACCTGAAGGCTCCCGTTAAGAGCGGCGATAACCCGCGTAGAGCGTCTTTCCTAGCGAGAATGGGTAACATGCCAGGCCCAGAGCGTAAACCTGATGGTAGCCCTACTAGACTACTTCTCAGTCTAAAGGCATGGGGTGCAAGTAGTAAGGAAGATGCAAAAGCGAAAGCAAAGGCAATCTCGGCGAGGAATAAGAAGTGAAGCGCAGAAAGGGTCTACTGGACGAGCCAAAGGAAACGCTGCAAGACATGATTGCGGCGTACCAAAGAAATATTGGCGAGCCATTTGCTAATGTTGTAGGCCCGTTTTCGCGTGGATTGTTGGGTTTAGAAAAACCTGTTTATGGTGAAGAACAGGCTTACAGAACTGGTCAAGCGATAGGTAATATGCCTGCGGTTAATGTGCCAGTTGGGGCTGTTAAAGCGGCAATGCAAACGCCAGAACTGTTTTCTGCGCTAGGCGTAATTGCTCCAAAGGGATTAAAGAAAATTCGTGAGGCTATCCCTGGTGAAGTGAACAAGCCAGGAGCGTCAGGATTCGACCCAAGGTTTGACCCAAGAGCCAAGGAACAACAAAGGCTTGCTGAACTTAAAACAACTATTGAGCCGACTGCTAATTTAAATGCCCCAACTGTAAATCTAGCCAATTATGAAGGCTACCCATTTATTACTTCAATGGCCGATAGGTCAGCAGCGGGCGGGCTTCTTACATCTGTTAACGACATTCCTTTGAAGCGTCCTGTAGAGTTACAAGGTGGCCAAGATTTCATGTTTGTCAATCCAATGGCATGGGCTTCCGGCAGAGGGCCGGTTGGTCAAATCATGCGTTCTTCCGAAATTGTTAAGGAAGTTACTGGAAAAGACCCTTTGTACATCCCTTGGCGTATGGCCCCGACTGGTGGAGACTTTGCGACTTTTACGGGCGAAACAATGCTTTCGTTTGCCGAATCTGCTTTAGGGAAAACGCAGAAAAAAGCCATTGATAAAAAGATCAAACAAATCGTTCCCGCATGGCCAGGATTAGACGCAACAAATAGCTTAGAGGTTTACAGAAACACGCCTGACGTTCAAAGGAAACAAATTAAAAATATGCTTGATGTTGAGTTCAGGGATTTGGGTGGGTTAAGCATTGGAGAGGCTAGGCTTGCCGTAACAGATCCAAAGCAATTGCAAGGCTTTGACACTCAAATTATGAATGTAGGTCAAATAAAAACCGGCAGTCCTGTTATTCAGCAATCTGGTCATTATTCTTACCCTCTTGGTGTTCCTGGAGAGGGCGTTGGTAGAGTTGATAAAGACATCGGTATCTTTGAATTGTTGCCGAATGTTGTTGAAGCAAGGGGTATCGCAGACCCTACAAAACCTGCTGCAACCGACGTTCGTGCGCTACAGATGAAGCCTTATGCGGGGTTGTTAACAGAAGAACTTTTAAAAAGATTGGGGTACTAACATGAAGGCAGTCATTAACACTGACGTAGACATTCCATCTGAGTTGTTTGAGGTTTTATGCCTATTTGAAACTTATTGCTCTGTAACAGGAAAACTAGAAACAACAGAAGAAGAAGTTAAGGAATGGGTCAAAGCACGATCAGATTTAAGCATTGCAAATCAATTCAAGACTGAGTACATGTACAGTTAACCGTTGCAAAGTAACAACAAAAGGATAGTAAAATACAGTGGAAAACAAATGGATTCCTCCAAACGCAGGATTAGGTAGACCAAAGGGTGCGCCTAACAAATCTACTGCGGCAGTTAGGGAAGCCATTGCTAAGATGGCGGAACTAAACGCACCTCGTTTTGCTATATGGCTAGACGAAGTGGCACAGAAAAGCCCAGAAAAGGCTTGCGATATTTACTTGCGGGCTATCGAGTACCACATACCTAAGTTGGCAAGGACAGAGGTAACAGGTCAGGACGGGCAACCAGTTGCTTTACAAGTGACATGGGCGCAACAAGAATAGTCATTCCGTATGCACCGCGAGCGCAACAGCTACAGATCCACCATGCGCTTGCAGACAAGCGATTCGGGGTTGTTGTGGCTCACCGCCGTATGGGGAAATCAGTCTCTGCTGTCAATCATCTCATTAGAGCAGCGATAGAGAACACAAAGGAGGCTCCAAGATATGCGTTTATTGGGCCTACCTACTCTCAGACAAAACGAGTTATCTGGGATTACCTCCTCAAGTTTACCGAGCCCCTTAACGCCACCGCGAATATTGCAGAACTTAGGGTTGATTTCTGGGGCAGACGCATCCAACTTGCGGGGTCTGATAACCCAGACTCTCTTAGAGGACAGTATTTTGACGGGGTTGTATTCGACGAATTTGGAGACCAGAACCCTAAAATTTGGTCGGAAGTGGTTCGTCCGGCCCTGTCAGACAGAATGGGATGGGCGTTATTCCTTGGGACACCAAAGGGAAATAACCACTTCAAAACTCTGAGAGACCATGCGTCAGAGCATAACGATTGGGCACTGCTTGAGTTCAGAGCGTCCGAAACCGGTCTTATTCCTCAGACTGAACTCGATGCAGCCAAGTCCGAGATGGGAGATGACAAGTACCTGCAAGAGTTTGAGTGTTCCTTTGACAGTGCAATCGAAGGAAGTTACTACGGGCAACTTCTCAATGAGCTACCGTCTGAGCGATTCCACGACATCCCTGTAGATGGATTGGCTAAAACTTATGCAGCATGGGACTTAGGGATAGGCGACTCCACTGCAATCTGGGTCTGTCAGAGAGTGGGGTTAGAGACACGACTCATTGACTTTGTGGAGAACCACGGCCAGGGACTCGATTGGTATGTGAACTGGCTGAGAACGAATCACTATGAGTTAGCCGAGCAATTACTTCCTCATGACGTACAAGTAAGGGAGCTAGGCACTGGTCGCTCGAGGCTAGAACTCCTACAAGAAGCAGGGCTAAACATCACGATTGTGCCGAGAATGGGTGTTGACGATGGGATACAAGCCGTGAGAAGGCTAATTCCTTATTGTTGGTTCGACTCCAAGACTAAGCGTGGAGTGGACGCACTAAGGAATTATCGGCGACAATACGACGATAAGCGTCAAGTCTATTGGGATAAGCCTCTTCATGACTGGGCATCTCATGCTTCTGACGCATTTCGGTATTTAGCGGTTGGTATGTCCGAGACAACATCTTGGTCAAAGCCTCTGAAACCTAACGTATCTTGGGTGGTCTAAATGGATGACGGACGATTAAAGGCGATTCTCCAAGGTGAGATTGATAACGCGATAGGTTTCTTGGAGACCGAGACGGTCGAGCAGCGTAAGAACGCGCTTACCGCCTACATGCGTGACCCCTACGGTAACGAGGTAGAGGGTCGCAGCCAGATCGTGACCGGAGAGGTAGCAGAAGCAGTAGACGGGATGCTACCGCCTCTCATGCGTCTTTTTACTTCTGCTGACCAGATCGGTGTGTTCGAGCCTGTAGGCCCAGGTGATGAGCCGTTAGCTAAACAAGCAACCGAGTACACAAACTGGGTGCTCATGAAGCAGAACCCAGGCATCTCGATCATGCACGACTGGTTCAAGGACGCGATCCTTCAAAAAGTCGGGGTTATCAAAGCCTACTGGGATGACTCGATAAGCGTCACTAAAGAGCAGTACGCAAACCTTACCGACGATGAATTAGCTCTTATCATGTCTGATGGCACGATGGAGATCGCAGCGCAAGAGACGGTTGAGCAGGATATTGACGGTCAAATGATGCGCGTTCATAACGTCGCACTCATGAAGAAAACAAAGGCCGGAAAGATCAAGATTGAGAATGTGCCTCCCGAAGAGTTCTTGATCTCTAAGGCAGGCAAGACCGTAAGAGACACGCCTTTTGTTGCACACAGGAAACTCATCACGAGGTCTGATCTTGTGGCGATGGGGTTCGATGCTGAGATCGTGATGAACCTACCTGTCTACAACGATCTTGAGTTCTCTGCTGAGTACATTGCAAGATACAACCGAGACGAGCAGCCTTACATGGAGCCAAGTCTTGATAAGTCCATGCAGACGGTTGAAGTGTTCGAGTGCTACCTAAAGACTGATTACGACGGAGATGGGATTGCAGAACTAAGACGAGTTCACTTTTCGGGGAATGAAATCCTAAGTAATGAGGAAACCGACTATGTGCCGTTTTACACCCTCTGTCCTATTCCGATACCTCACAGGTTCTTTGGGGATTGCCCTGCTGATCGTACAGTTGATCTCCAGCTTATCAAGACTACTCTAACGAGGCAGATGCTTGATAACCTTTACCTTCAAAACAATACTCGTATGGGTGCTGTCGAAGGTCAGGTCAACCTCGATGACCTCTTAAGCGTTACTCCTGGTGGCGTGGTCAGGATGAAGAACCCTGGGGCGCTTGTTCCTATCCAGGTCAATCCTGTTGCCCAGCAGGTATTCCCGTTCATGGAGTACCTAGACTCCATACAAGCCAAGCGTACGGGCGTTACAGAGGCTTCCCAAGGGTTAGACCCAAACATCCTACAGAACGTGACTGCTGCGGCCATAGCAGCCCTTACGCAAGCCTCGCAAGGCAAGATCGAGTTAGTCGCTAGGATCTTCAGTGAAACAGGTGTAAAAGACTTATTCAAAGGGTTATTACATCTTTTATGCAAGTACCAGGACAAAGCAGTCATCATTCGGATGCGCGGCCAGTATGTTCAGTACGATCCGCGAGAGTGGTCGAACCAGTACGATGTGTCAGTGAATGTCGGACTTGGTACGGGGAACATCGAGCAAAAGATGGCGATGCTCTCAATGGTTCTTGCAAAACAAGAGCAGATCATTCAAGCGTACGGCCCGAACAATCCTTTGGTGTCTGTCTCGCAATATCGAGGGACGCTCGGAAAACTGATTGAGGCAGCAGGCTTTGCAGACTCGGCTGAGTTCTTCAAGCAAGTGACACCGGAGGTTGATGCTGCACTTGCACAACCCCAACAACAAGGCCCAGATCCTGCCGTACAGATGATGATGGCGCAGGCTCAAGCGGATATTGAGATCAAGCGTCAGAAAGCTATGGCCGACATTCAGCTTGCAAGAGAGAAGGCTCTAGCCGAGTTAGAACTCAAGCGCATGGAGTTCGAGGCAGAAGCGCAGATGAAGGCTATGAAAGTCGGCGCAGGCATTACGTCTAACATTGAGATACCAGGGTAATCATGGCTTTAGTTGACGAACTACCGGCAGGATGGGATAGCTACGACGCAGCGCAAAAGATTGCGTGGTTCAACGCTAATAATGTCTCAACGACTGAATTACTCAATGCTGGCGTTGACACAGACTCAATCAATTGGATGCTTAACAACGGGTACGCTCCGCCTCCAGAGCCACCTCCGTATGTACCCCCACCTCCGGTTTATGTGCCTCCGGAGCCTGTGTATGTACCTCCGGAACCTGTGTACTACGAGCCGGAACCGGTTTACTACGAACCTCCTCCGTATGCGCCTCCGCCGCCACCTGCGCCGCCACCTGCGCCTGTTTACAACGTATTCGGTCTTAACTGGGACTCTGGTTCGTCATTAGCTACTAAACAAGGCTATGTTAGCTCTTTGCTAACAGCAGGTATTACGCCAGATCAGATCAAGGCAAAGATTGCCGAACTAGATCCGGCAAGCGCAACGCAGGCCAACTACGATTTATTAGGCATACCAAACCCGCCACCTTATGTTCCTCCTATCGAGGAGCCGCCGCCGGTTGTAACACCTCCTCCGGTAACGCCGCCTGTTGTCGAAACACCTCCGGTTAGTCCGCCGCCGCAAGCATCCACGCAAGAACCTGTTAACAATGTGAGCACACCTATGGCTACAACCTACAATGTCTTTGGGTTGGATTGGAATCCAAATGCTTCATTGGCAACCAAGCAAGGTTACATTCAATCTTTGCTGGCAGCAGGTATTACGCCAGACCAGATCAAAACAAAGATTGCGGAGTTAGACCCAGCTAATTCAACGCAAGCAAGTTTTGATTTATTAGGTATTCCAACACCTCCGCCGGTTTACGATGTCTTTGGCACTCAATGGAATACAGGTGCGTCTCTAGCTACAAAACAAGGCTATATCCAGCAGCTTCTTGCATCCGGTAGATCTAAGGCTGAACTACGCAACTACATCAGGAACGTAGACCCAACTAACGCAACAGACGAAGCATTCGCGGCTCTTGGCTTGCAAGACGCTCCTACCGCCGAGGTGCGTAATCCTTCCCAGGATGCTGTAACGCTGATAGCAGGGCAACTTGGTTTAGGTCTGCCTCCTGAATGGCAATACTACACAGGCCAAGACAAAGTTAACTGGTTCAACTCCAAGGGGATAACTGCTGACATGCTCAGGCAGTACAAGGTTCCTGAGTTTGATATTCAGCAGGCTATCTCTTACGGGCTAGGGCAGACAGGAACGGGGGCTCCTCCGACATGGAAGTTGCCAGCCGGCATGACGCTTCCGAGCGATTGGAACGTGTACACAGGAGCACAAAAGATCGCTTGGTTCAACCAGAACAAGATTACAGCAGACATGCTGCGGTCTATGGGTGTACCAGAGGCTGATGTTCTTTCGTCAATCGAGATGGGGCTAGGCCAAACCACGACAACGCCGACAACGCCAAGCACGTTTGACCCTAGTCGCTACATGCCACCTACGTTCAACTTGCCTGCGACTAACTTTGTGCCGTTCCAGACTGGAGGCGGTCAAACAAGCCTTGCTGCGCCAACATCGGGGTTCTTCTACAAGACAACGCCGACCCCAGAGGTTCCGTTTCAGTTCCAGTCTGGTGCCGCTGGCTACACAAACCTGCGCCCTATGACGCTAGAGTTTGGCGTTCAACCTGCTGTGTCTCAGGTGCAACAGTTCCAGCCTGGGTACTTCAATCAGACAGGGCTCCTTCAAAACTACGATTGGGCTAAAACCAACACGCAGTTAGCAGAGCAGGCAGCGCAACAGGCCCAACAGCAAGCGGTCGAGCAGGTGCAAAGCGGTGCTGCTATGGGTGGCAAGATCGTAGGCTTTACAGATTACGAAGAAAGGCCTGATGGCAAGGTTGGTTACGAGAAAGGCGGGAAGATCCGTTCTCTACTCGGGCCTAACCCAGACGGGCCAGACGAGGGTTATGCCAAGCTACAGCGTGGCGAGTATGTCATTCGCAGGAAGGCTGTAAACAAGTACGGAGACGACTTCTTAGAAGCCCTAAACGAAGCAAGAATGCCTAAAGAGAAACTGAAGAGCCTGCTATGACACAACGATGGGAGCGAGCAAAAGCATTACTGGGTGACGAGTTTCTGACGGAAATCTTCACTGAGTTGGAAAAAGACAACATCGAGCGTATTATCAACAGTAATCCCGACGACATTGACTTACGCGAGGAGTCATACGTGGCAATTCGTGCAGTGCGTCAGGTTAAGGCACGTCTTGAATCTGTTGCCGCCGAAGGCGAGATAGTGAAGAGGCGATTTAAGATTTTTAAGTAGAGGTTAGTGTATGGAAAGCAGCAACCCGCAAGGGACTAGCTTGACAGTGGGACAGGCAGCAGATGCCTTCTTGGGTCTAATGGGTGGTGGCGAACCTCCTCCGGAGCAAGTTCAAGACCAAACAGAAGAACAAGAGGTTGAGGCCAGTGAATCCGAGCATGAGGAAGCAGTAGAGGAAGCTCAGGAAGAGGAACAACGCTTTACGGTGAAAGCCGCAGGTGAAGAGCGTGAAGTGACCCTCTCAGAGTTGATCGAGGGCTACCAAAAAGGTACGGATTACCATAAAAAAACTAACGCGCTTGCTGAACAGCGCAAAGCCGTAGAGGCTGAGAAAGTCGCTGTAGAGCAAGCAAAGCAGGCGAGAGACGCATACTCGCAGCGTTTGCAGGCGATGGATCAGTTCCTAAGCCAACAAATGCGTGGCGAGGATATTGAAAGTTTGAAGGAAACCGACCCGATTGCGTATGCAGTCAAGGTCGCAGAGCAGACTAGGCAAAAAGAGCAGATTCAACAGATTCGTGCTGAACAGCAACGCATTGCAAGAGAGCAACAGGCAGAGCGTGAAGCGCATCTTGAGAAGCACTTAGCCGAAGAAGCGAAAAGGGTAGCTGAGGCAATCCCTGAGTATGCACATCCTGAGAAGGGTGAGAAGGTACGCTCTGAACTTCGTAGCTTTGCAAAGAGTATTGGTTACTCGGACACAGAGCTAGCAAATGCAACCGACTCTCGTGCTGTGTTGACGTTGTGGATGGCAAGTCAGTACCAGAAACTGCAAAAGGCCAAGCCAGGGGTGACCAAGAAGGTTGCCGAGGCTCCCAAGATGCTAAAGGCTGGTAATGCCACGGGTAAGACCATAGCAACAGAGGCAGCAAAACAGGATCTTGCGCGACTTAAAAAGACTGGTTCTCGACAAGACGCAGCAAGGGTTTTTGAACGATTTTTGTAATTTGGAGTAATCATGTCTGTTCCTTCAGGTACATTTCAGACCTTCACGGCTATCGGTCAGCGTGAAGATCTAACTGATGTTATTTACAACATCAGCCCGACCGAAACGCCTATCCTTTCTTCGCTTGCTCGTACCAAAGCAACTGCTGTGTACCACGAGTGGCAGACGGATACCCTTGCCGCAGCAACGACCAACAACGCACAAGTTGAAGGTGACGACGCAACGGCAGCAACCATTAGCCCGACAACCCGTCTCGGTAACTACACACAGATCGTTTCCAAGACGATCCAAGTGTCAGGCACGATGATGGCCGTTGATCTTGCAGGTCGTCGCGCTGAGAAGGCTTATCAACTCAGTAAGGCTTCGCAAGAGCTCAAGCGAGATCAGGAAACGATCATCTCTGCTAACCAGGGACGTAGCGCAGGTAACTCGTCCACGGCTCGCAAGATGGGTTCGCTTTTGTCTTGGCTTAAGACCAACTCGAACTACAACACCACTGACGGTGCTAACCCCACCACCATCGGTGTCTCGACTCGTTCGGATGGCACGACTCGCACCTTCACCGAGGCAATCCTCAAGGATGGCGTTCAGCAGGTTTACACCTCTGGCGGCAGCCCCAAGATCCTCGTGGTTGGCCCTGCACTCAAGCAGACCGTTTCGGCCTTTGCTGGTATCGCAGCACAGCGCTACATGGCTCCTTCTGACGCACCGACGACCATCATCGGCGCAGCGGATGTATACCTTAGCGACTTCGGTTCGATCTCTGTAGTCCCAGATCGTTTCGTTCGTAGCCGTGATGCGTTCATCCTCGATCCTGAGTATGCAGCGATTGGTTATCTGCGTCCCTTCCAGACCAACGAGCTTGCCAAGACTGGTGACTCCGAGAAAACTCAGATCCTTGCTGAGTTCACGATGGAGATGCGTAACGAGGCTGCTCACGGTATCTTGGCTGACCTCAAGACAGCGTAACAAAAACTGTGGTAAAAAAGAGGGAGGCGTAACAACCTCCCTTTTTTTATGCTTAAAACTAAATTTCACGTTGCAGACGATAAGTATGTCTTTGAGAGAACTCAAGACATAACGGCCATTGTCGAGCAGAACAAGGCACTTTATAACGCAACGGATGAACGTGAGCGTTGGGGTGAGTGGACACGTTACGCGCAATTGCCTTATGCGGTGATTGACGATTTAAACAAACTAGGGATCATGCGAGGCTTTGCTGTCGCAGACGAGAAGAAATTCAGGGCGTGGATGAACGACCCAGAAAACAGACACTTCAGAACTCGACCAGGGAAAGTATGAAGATAGCCTTTTGTGTTCCATGTCGGGACACGATGATGACGGGTACTGCCTTCGACATGGCTCGACTGGCAGCGTACGATGGGGCCAATAGATGCGCGACAACAGGGGGTTCTTTCCTCTTGTATACCGCGCCTGGGACACTCATATTCAGTCAAAGAGAGTCTTTGGCTAAGGAAGCCTTAGCAGACGGTGCGGAGTACATCTTATGGGTGGACTCGGACATGAGGTTTCCAAAGAACACGTTAGAGAGACTGTTAGCCCACGGCGAAAAGATCGTCGGGGTTAACGCAGTCACAAGGCGCAAACCTGTTTTACCGACAGCAATTAACTTTCACCAAGACAAAGAGATCTTTGAGAAGATCGAAAGTCGAGGCAAGAAGGGTATCGAGGAGGTTACGGCTGTAGGTTTCGGGGTTGTGTTGACCCATAAATCTGTGTTTGATGCTATGCCACAGCCTTGGTTTGATGTAGTATGGGGGGCGGGTGGTCTAATTGGCGAAGATGTGCATTTTTGCGTGAAAGCCTTAGACCACGGGATAAAGACTTTCGTGGATCACGAATTGAGCCTCGAAATAGGACACATCGGGACGCACGAATACCGGTGGAGCGATGTCGAATATGGCCCTAAGCAC